AGCAGCTTCTTTATCTCCTGGTTTATCGCCTGACGGCTCGACCCGCCATTCCACTTGACGTAGCAGACGGTCCGTAGCGAAGAGTAAAGCACCAATAACAGGGTCATTATCCTTCATCTCCCTAAATATCTGTACTGCTTTACGCCCGCGAAGCTGTGGAAGGAATTCTTCATCAATATAGCCAGATGTACGTCGAACACCAGTTAGGCCAAGTTCGACCATAGGACTAACATTCTTCGGTACTTCATCGAAGATGTTGTCGCCTTCTAGGTCTCGCTGATCTGGCATTTATCTACTCTCTGATCATATGTGTTGGTCGTTAACACCATATACGAAGAAATTAAGCCTTGCTACGTTGACTCAGCTTGTGAGCAGCAAATCCTCCAGCTGCAGCACCGCCCACAGCACCAGCAGCAATAACCTTTGGGCCACCTTTGGGTAGCTTATTAACTAGCTTTCCAGAACCAGCCAGCTTCTTAGTGGAATCTGCTCCGTTACTGCCACCATCCATGATGGTGTTAGCTGCATTCATAATTTGCTTGGACTTCTTGCCCTTTACGACGCCATTAATGGGCTTAAAGGCAGCAGCAACACCGCCACCAACAACTCCACCAGCAGCCGCTCCGACAGCTTCGTTCTTGTACTGAATGTCGCGCTTAGAAATATGATTAACGCCAAATGCACTTGTATGCACAAGAACCTCCTATATCAATGTCTCCATCGTATACGGGAGGTCCAGTAATTACTTAATCTTGCCCTTTAGCAACTTGAGAGCAATACGCTTCTTATGAGCATTCATAACTGCAGTAGGGATAGTGTTCTTTGGGTTCATTGGCATACCCTTGGAGATATGCACTACGCCAAATGCTGATTTCATCTCTTATACCTGCTCTTCTTTAGTGAATGGTTCGTCAAAGTCTTCTAGAAGCATATCCTTTTTGTATGCATCATTCCAAGTCATGCCCCTATTAAGTTGGTCTAGGAGAGTGTCGATATAGACCATTGCCCGCTCTTTCTGACTATCAGATGCAGACAACCAGGCATCACGCGCCCACGTAAGGGCTTCGATCACGCTGCTTTTGAGCATATCTAGATAATAATCTTGCCGTCTAGTTCCAGGTATAGATTTGGCCATCTACCGAGAACTTACGCCCAAGAATAGGCACTGGAATAGGAAATACGTGTCCTTTATGCACGCGCAAGATACCGAATCCCTGTTGCCAGTTAGCTCCACCAGTCTTTAGGTATTGCTCTGACGCGGCCTTAAGGTCCATCAAATGACCCACCTCAAAGCCAAATAGCGTCTGTTTAGACAAGAAAACTCAGGTCTTCCTGCGGGTTCTTAACGTAGACAGATATCGAAGGATCACCCGTCTTTGTACCTTGTCTCTGGTCTTCTGGAAGGAAGTGTGCCTCAGTCCTCGTAGGAGCCAAATCTCTAGCGATAGTAATAGCTTCCCCACCAGCGAATCCATGTTTCTTGATCAACCTCCATGCTAATGCTAGGGAGCATACCTCGTCAGGGAGGTGGAAGTCTTTTCCGCGCCCGTAAAGGTCTCCCACACGAGCGTATTTATGGGCAATGTAATTGGACTTGAATTGAGGGTAAGCAACTCTACCGTTCTCGACGGCTGAGACGTATTCGCTGAGCATGTTGTCACGGGATTGTCCTGCCATGATGAAGCTGTTAGCGCGGAGATCGACGTAATCGTTAACCACATTCCCAAGACCAGTACCGTCGTGAATAGCAGTGGCGTTATATGTGTTGATAGCTTCATTAAACCAACCAATCATCTGTGGGTATGGACGACGATTGACCCGCATCCAATACACCATGCGAGCAGGTTGAACGTCTGCACGCATTACTGAAATTACTGTGTAGTCCTGCTCTTTGCCCCAGTCAGCTGCTGCAACGTACACACCATGTCTTTCTGGTTCTTCGAACGTGTATTCTTCGAAGTCTTTTTGAATCTTCTCCCTGATTGGGGAGTGTGGGTATCCGAACACCTGTTCGATAGCGTCTGGATCGAACGCGCGGTTACCAATAGCGGGCTCGCCAAGCTCATACTCAGTGCGCCACATCTCTGTGGGGATCTCTAGTTTCTTCGCGTCAATAGTCTCTTGACTTAGCCATCCATCAATAGGATTAGCTGAACACTGATAGCACCACGTAACGACAGGGAGATTACGTTCCTCAAACCTGCGTCTAATAGCAGTGAATGTGTTATGCACCAGAATTCCGTTAGCTACGTACTCGTGCGTATCGCCTACAGTTAAGTCCCACGTTGGCAGTATTATGCCACTATGAATAACTTCAACAACTTCATCCTTGGCAAAGACGTATCCGTCAACCTCGATACCGACGAGTGCATCATCTGGCCCTTCCGTATCGGACCCAATGGATACGGGTACAAATCTGACAGGAATCTCATTCCTGGGAAAAGAACTTTCCTCGCTCACAGGTGGGTCTACATGAAGGTCATTGGTCCTATCCCCAACGATTTGCCCCTGGACCATACTTGTTGCAACAGATCCTGCATTAACCCCAGACACCTTGAACTCGTCACTACTTCTGAGAACAACATCAGAGCGCTCGCTGTTAAAACTCCTAAGACCGTCTGCAACAACGGTCATGACTTGACCATCGACGGCGCTGTTGTCTATATCAAGAGCGGAGTTGGAGACTCCAGAAAGCGCTCTTGCAGAGTCTGCAGAGACGACAGAAACGCTGCTTTTAAAGCCGCTAACCCCACCTATCACAGAGATTACATGCGTGCCTACCGTGAGTCTGGAAGCTTTGACCCAGCCAGCACTAGTCCAAACGGGGTGCCAGGGAGTGCAAGTGATAACTCGTCCTGACGCGAAACGTACAGTTACGCATTCCTGATTGCCAGTGTTAATCGAATTAGTAACGTCACGCCATCCATCTCGCGTCATTACTTGATCTCCAATCACTACTTTCTGGATAGGGATCTCTCCCCGCTTAGTAGTGATTGGAGTATTAAGTACCATACAGCCTTCTGGGTTCTGCCATGTGCTGCACATTACCGTGAATGGCTTAATCTCTTCGCCCATATAGTTTATCTGTGGCATTGGCTGTCCTAGAGCAGCATCTAGGATGTTGATATCCATTTCATCAATCTCATCAAGGATTAGAAATGGAGGGTGAGGGCCACGAACAGTCTTTTGAGAAGCAGTAAGAGGTCTAATCCTCGCCTTATTAGTGAGGGTAATCTTGTTATTGCTCTCTTTAGCAATCATGTACCGAGGAGCATTCTCATGGTTCATAGCGGTACGCATATGCTCGTGAATGTTTGTTGACTGGGAGAAAGACCCACCAAGCATGTTCACATCTGCGCCTTTTAGGAACGCTTTAGTAATCCCCAATACGGAAAGCATGTAGGACTTACCAGATAGACCACGTGAGCCGTGCCATAGAACGGTTGAGTGTCCACGCTCAAAGTACGCGTCTGCGAAGGCGGTAAATGGCGCTGTGTGCTCTGGGTGGCCACATGTATGCCTGGGTAGCTTAACTCCCCACATAGCCCTTACAGCCCAGTAAAGCGATTCATCGTCCCACGGCGCTCTATCTAGAACGAACGGAGCCATTACGCTTCTCCCTTGTTCGCTTAGCGTGTATTTGGATGAATGACATGGCTACATTCTAGTGGATAACACCAAATGCTGACTTAGAGATAGCGAACCTTCCAAGCTCATCTCTGTTGTATTTATCCTTCACTACAAGCCTATGAATATCTTTCCCTCTAGTGGTAATTGGGTTTTTCTGACCCTCAACCTTAAAATCACTATTGGTAATGTATTCCTTTTCCTCTCGGAATTGCTTAATGCCATTGTGATTATTAACGCTGATAGCTTTAGTGCCCGGTTCTAGCTCTAGCCTGTATCTATTCTTATTGCTCTTGTTGTTATGCCCAAATGCACCATCTGCGAAGTCAAGTGACTTTTTACCACTAGCGCTCCAAGAGCTAAGTCCGCCCTTGATTTCATCACCAGGCTTAATCTCATGCTTTTTAGTTGACATTCCTCGATAGAGAGGTTTATCTGTTGCTGGAGAATGCTCAACCATTCCTTCTAACAGCTTCCCAGAAGGCGCGAGGCTTCGCTGATACATACGACGAACAGCTGTATCTCTGGAGTGCAAGTTATCTATTGCAATACGAGGCTTTGTAATCTTCTTCTTAGCGCTCCTCTTGACTCCGCGTGAGTCGTTTTGCCAGTTACCTAGCGCTACCCCTACTGGGTCATAGTTCTTGTTTTGAACACCGAGCTTCTTTTCGTGCAGTAATTGCGCCGCTTCCTTTGGGTCTACATCCTTAAAGCGCTCTTTTTCTTTCAATACCCCTTTTGCAGCAGCAGAACGAGCGATAATGCTCTCTTTTGTATTTTTGTATGGATTCTTTCCCGAATCCGCCTTGTGTGCGCGCTTACTAACGTGCTCTACACCAAAAGCGTTAGTCATGGGAGTCCCTACTTGGAGTTGTGTACCCCATCATTATGACAGTCGCATCCACTGCAGTACGTACAAGAACGATGCTTGTCAGAAAGACACTGCGGGCTAATCATTGGCTGACCAGGAAGGATTCGAACCTTCAACCGTCCGATTAACAGTCGGATGCTCTGCCATTGAGCTACTAGTCATCGCATACACGCGTCATCATACCCCTTGATGCACATAGGACACTCGCAGGGTTTATGACATGGGCAATCTTTGCAGTACGTACAAGCTTTGTGATTCCCCTCCCAGCAGCATTCGTTAATGATCACGTGAATGACACCGCCACAGTAGACACAGGGACTACGAATGTCTGACCATCAGCTACGTCAATAGGTACATCAAGTGCTTTAAATGACAACATGTTGCCAGTAGTCACGTTGTCCCAGATAGCCATATGGGTAACTGTT